CTCAATGCCTTTGCCCATCCGGGTCTGCTATCTCCAACGGTGATGATAGTAGTGCTGTCCTCAAAGTGTTCATTCACTATGGGTAGCTTGTCTACATTCTCACGTTCTACAGAGAAGCCAACACCTGTGCCACACATAAGTATGTACATACATTCATCAAATGAACGTGGGCTATCTACAGGTATATAGCTACAGTTGTAGCCACCTACGTGACATCTATCTAGTGCAGGTCCTGCTGTCATCAAGGCTCTCATACTAGGCATAACACCTAAGTTCATTATCTGTGATGTCATCTTTTCTTTCAAGGCTTTAGTTACACTATAGCTATAATTATTTTTTAGGTGTTCCTCCATGTAGTCAAAGTATCTGTCTACAGTTTCTCCCCAATTTTCTCTACGTTGTTCATCGTCTTTCCACCTTGCATAGCGAGACAGTGCTATGAAGTTTTGATAGTCAGTTGGTAAATAGTTACTTAGCATTTCTTACTCCATTAATACTTTCATGTTTTTAACTTTAACACCTTCTAAATCGTGAAACAATTCATTCATATAGTCTTCAAAATCTTCAGTGACATCCCCATCTGAAGGTATGGGATAATCTTCAGGGTCTACCTCAAGGGTAAGCATGATTTTAACTTTTATCATCGTAGACCTCTATAAGTTTATTAAGATACCATCGTGCCTTTTCTAAATCTTCAACACCATTCTTATACTCATATCGCCATATATACTTTAGTATATTCCCCTGTAAATAATATTTAAACCCTTCATTAGTTGCAGCACCGATAGCATCGATAGTTTCGATACCTGCTTTGTTGTAATGAACAGGGTGATTAACCATGTCTTGCATTTCAATATTATCAGATTGTGTATCTGCCTGTTTCTGTCTCATCTTCATGTACTCCATGTGTCTTAACATTACGCATTACCTTCTGTGTCTGCATCGAAAGACAATACCACAACATTGTCATGTCTGTCAACTACTTTTCCTTTTTTATTTTCAGGGGTATAGGTTACTTCATCAAACTCTACAGCTTTATCCTCTAGGGTTTTTCTTATGTATTCATCCTCTTCCATAGCAGGAACAGAAGAACAAACTACTTTACAAAAAGAAAGTACACCATAGTAATCATCATCTGTTAGTGGATTATCAATAGATGTAACAATAGACAAGTCAACTTCTCCTGTCCATACTCTTTTACTATCTAATTTAGGTCTTACACTAATTATAAAGTCTTCTTTTTTTATTTGATTAGTTATATTGTTCACGTTGTTCTCCTTACTTTTTTACCCTTAAATTTTATAAATAAAGGATGTTTGTTTTTACCCTTTTCTTTTAGCCAATCTTCAGGTATTATCCTGTCATAGTATCGGAATCCATGTTTAATACACCACTCTGCGTATGTAGATTTCGCACCTTTACTTAGCTTACTTCGACTGTTTGTAAATACAAATCTAATATCTAGTTTAGGATGTTGCTTCTTAATGCACAAGTGTTTTCTTCTGTCTGTTGTTAGGAATCTTCCTTTCGTTTCTATTATTATACCATTCTTTAATATAAAATCAGGGGTATAAGTGCGATAGGCTAAGTCTTCCCACTCTATCTTGATACTTTCATAATCATAATTATACTTTATTGTATCAAGAGCCATAGAAATCTTATGTTCTAAACCACTCCTATACCCATACTTTATTGCTTCTCGTCTTACTTTATGAGGAGACACTTAGGCACTCTTGAGACTTATGTACTGCACCATCTTAGGTTCTTTAGCTTGAGACATTTGTGCAGGTAACTCTTTGAGAGTTTCCCAACATGCTTGTCTATAAGAACAGAAGTTACAGTTTTTATTGAGAACCATATTACCTGTCTCTTTACCTCTAAATGTTTCAGGTTCAGGTTCAAAACATCGTACTAAGTCTTTGGATTTGACAGCTTTTATAGACTGTTTAACTTTATTAAGTTCTTTATCCATATCTATATTAGCAGGAACATATTTAAATTGACCACTAGCTTTGTTTACAACCCACCAACCACCTGCTCTGTAGCCTGATGCTTTTGCGTATCCTGCAAGTTGTCCTACGTATCCAAAGCTGTCTCCTGAAGCTAACGACTCATAGGAGTCAAACTTATACTTGTATGACCAATCAGATGCAGACTTGATATCGTCTACTGCTCCATCAACAACTAGGTCGTAAGAGCCTGATATAGTATTCTTGTCATCAATTTTAAGTGCTACAGTATCGCTGTCTTTATAATCGACTTTAGCTTCTGTGAGTAATGCCTTAAACACAGACTCGACTATATCGCCAATCATCATGTTCATAACAAACGTAGTGGGTCTAGGTAGTGCAGTCTCAGGTCTATTCTTTTCAAACCATAGTTGACATGAGGGTCTACCTATATTAGACATGCGTAACCTAAACCCATCTCGCTTATTACCACCTGCAAACTGACGTTTGAGTGCTTCCTTTATTTCTTCGCCTACACGATTAATAGTTTCATCACTCATTGATGTCAAACCCTTAGAAGCATTTTCTAAGTATTGACTAATCGCCAATTCACCACGATGTTGCATTAGGCTACCTCTTCTTCTATGTCAATAAAGTCACCAACAACAGAGTTGTCTTCTTCACTATGCTTTTGACTTGCTTGAGAATCCCACTCATTAATGATGTAACTATTGTAGTTCTCCACCCAAGCTAAGAAGTTAGCAAATGTTTCTTGGTCTTCGTTAGATAAATCAATAGTCTTAGACATATCTAAACTTGCAGTAGGAAGATAAAAACAATTACCATTAGGTAACTTTCTTTCTTCAGTACCAAGTGTCACATTATGCTGAACAGGTAGTCTCTTCATTTGAGATAACTTCGTGAAAGGCATAGCCATTATCTTGAAGGCATCTCTATTGTCAATCTCCCATATAAATGGTTGACTGTCTACTTCAGTAGCTTCTCCCTTTTCATTGGTTGGTTTAATTAAGTCAACCATACCAAAGATAACACGGACACGTTTTATCTGCTTGATAAGTTCCTGTGTCTTCTCAGGAAGAGATTTGAAGTCTTGGATATATCCTGATGGTTTACCACAGTTGAAGCCACCCTGATTATCCTTCAAGTCTATGTTAAGATTATCTGCCATAAGAGTTTTATGATATGTACCCATAGGCTCACCTGCTTTCGCAGACATATTCTTTACAAACCTTTTGTACATAAATCTCTGTATGAAGGGTCTTATAGTAGCAGATGTTGCATAGATAGCTTTATCGTCAGGTATATCTAACTTATAAGTACCACCTTGCACAACTTCTACATTCATAGACTTGCCTTGTACTTCTGCTTCACCCATAATAGGTGAATGATTTATCTTTAATCTAGGTAAAGTGTTTGACTTCTTATCACTAGATGAATTTTCTCCTGCTATGCCCATAGCCTTCGCCATTGCGGCATAATTACTTGTATCTATAGTTACTAAATCACTCATTTAAGTTTTCTCCTTTGTAAAAGTTTTATTGTTATATCATATTATGTCTTTGGTGTCAAGCCAATTATTACCTATTTTTGCTTCTAGTAGTAAAGGTACATTAAAATCAATGTTAAACTTACGATTAATAATACTTAGTAGGTCTTGATTAGCTGAATGTAACAGGAATAATACCTGCTTCTCTTCTTCAGGATGTATGTCTATGACGATAGAATCATGCACACTGTTTACAACACAAGATTTTAAGGTAGATAGTAATTTATCTACGTGCATAAGTATGAGAGGAACTATATCAGCAGTAGCAAAACTCTGCACAGGATAATTCTTGACCTGCGTGAAGTGTGTTATCTTACCACTTGCATATCGTTTAGCATCAGGAAATGCAAACTCTCTACCTGAAGGTATCTTTATCTTACCTGTATTCATAACTTCTTTAGCCAACTTGGTGTGCCAAAGTGCGATTCCTTTGTACTTTTCTGTGAAGTGTTTATAATATGTAGCCTGAGAAGGTGTCCTTCCAAATCCTGTTGCTCCGTAGAGGGGTGCAAACGTATGTGCCTTCGCTTCTTGGCGAGATGTCTTCTCACCAGCATCACTAATAACACGAGCAGTATAACTGTGAACATCAAATCCATCTTCTATCTCCTTCATAGCAGTTTGGTCTTGTGATAAAAATGCAGCAGCTCTGAACTCTAATTGTGCAAAGTCAGCTTCGAGTATCTTGCCACCCTTCCAACGTGATACAAATACCTTCTTGACAGGAAACGTGCCACCTCTAGGCATGTTCTGCATATTAGGGTCAGCACCACTAAATCTACCTGTCGCTGTCCTATGTTGTAGTAGTCGTACATGTAACTTACCATCAGGCTTTATATGTGTCTGTATACCTTCGACAAAGGAAGATAGGTATGTATCTAATGCTGACAGTCTCTGTAAGTCAGACAGAAAGTTCATGGCACTAGTCATATTCTTTTGTTTAGCTATAGTATGTAGTGTTCCTAAATTATTCTTATTGACACTAAAACCATTAGCACTAACCCATTTAGCATTGGGAGCATTGAACTTTAAACCACCTACCACCATTCTGTCAGGTATAAATAAGTAGCCACTAGAATCACACACACTACACTTGGTAGGTCTAGCAAAAGGAGTTCCATCTTTCCTTACCTTTCTAACATGCCCTGTACCTAAACAGGTCTTACATTGTTCTGCCTTTGTTTTATATACAATAGTAGACTTAGTGGCTACCATTTGCTTGTAGTCAGTAGTATCCATATAAGGTGTAAAGTTATTTGCCCATAGTGTTTTATCTAAAGGCTTTCTACTATATATAACCCATGACATCTGTTCAGGACTATTGAGATTAATAGGTGTGTCTCCCATCAATTCCTTTACTTGCTTGTTTAGTCTGTTCTCTATATCTTGTTTCTCTTGTTCAAACTGCTCACGAACAGAATCCAAGGCATCTCTGTCTACAGTGAAACCCCTCTGATATATTCTAGCTAGTGTTGTAGCTACTTGATTAGTAAACAGGACAGTCTCCATAAGACTAGCATTATCTACTGTGTTTAGTCTTCTGTATATAGAATCACTTAATTGCTGTGTAGCTTTCAAGTCAGCAGATAAATAGTCTGACAATTCCTGTCGAGGAATCTCATCAACAGATACATTATTCTTAAAGTATTCCTTCATAGTATCTTGTTTCTTTGTATCTAGGTCATGCCTAATTGCACATGCTTCTAGTGACAATGGTTCTTTCTGCCCACGTTGTAGTATATACTCACCCAACATGGTGTCAAAGACTGTGCCATCATACTTGAATCCACATTCCCACAGCCACAATAAATCGTGTACAATATTGTGTCCTATAAGAACAGTTGCTTGGTCTAACAACTCTTGTATATTAGAACGTACTCTTGTAATGCTGTATAAGTTATCATCTAAATCATCCATGTGAAATAAATGCTCTTCACCTTTGTCTGTTAAACATCCCACCATTACTAGCTTGTTGTTCTCTTCAAATGGGTCAAGGTGTAACTTACCACCCCTATGAGTAACAGTATTCTCTACGTCAAGTGTTAGCTTCATGCTGTATACCTCGCTGTCTTGTAGTCAAGTTCGCAGTGGACTGTACCATGCCAACCTGATAATTTATTCTTTACTATATTAAGATGTCGCTGTACATCTTCCTCGTCTTGTCCTTCTACCTGTGGATTCTTAGCTATGAGAATCATAAGGTCAGCTTCTGCGGCTTTTCCTGTACGTGAGCCTTCCATCATGGCTTGGTTCAATACAATCTTACCTTCAGCTTCAGCAGACAACTGTGACATATAAAAGACTGCACACTCATACGTCTTGGCAATCTGCCTAGCATGTATTGCATTAGCCTTCAATGCTTCATCAGGTCGAGAGAATCCACTTGTCCTAGCAAACTTATCTCCCATGTCCAACACTAGAATGTCAGGCTTGTATGCCTTACACACACTCTCCACCCATGCCATGTCACGATTAGATGCGTCACGTATCTTGATATTATCAAAGACAGGTTTATATCTAGTGTGTGCCTGACTAGGATTGTTCTTGACTTCTTGCACAGTCATACCTGTGGCTGCCGTCAAGTATCTTGCACCAACTCTGTGATAACCTTCTTCGTTACAGAGTATAACACACTTAGCACCTTGATGAGCAAATCCATTTGGACTAGCTATCAGTGATGCATGGAAAGATGTCTTGCCTGTGTTAGGTCTAGCACCTACCTCAATCAAGTGTCCTGCATTGACACCATCTAACTTACGTGTCAGACTAGGTATATTGAATGTCCATCTAGCTTCCAAGTCATTCTTAGCAAGCAATGTCTCAATAGAAATGTCATCCCATTCTATGTTAAGGTTAGGTGTAAAATCATCCCCATATAACTCAAGAAGATTTCTAAGGGGTTCAAGAGAGGATTTAGCACCATTAACATAGTCAAAGCCGAGATTGGCAATATCTTCGCCAACGACTTGCTGAAACAATTTGGATAGTACTTCTTGTGCAATGTCTGTACCAAGTGGTTGCTCCTTCTTAATGTTATTAAATAGAGCAGAGTATCCCTGTTTCTGTGCAGTAGTCATTGATGGATTGTTAGCTAAGAACAATGCTTCTATCTCATCAGGTGTTACTGTTCTCTCATAGATATCTATTGCTTTATCTAGGGTTTGTTTAATCTTACGAACATCCTTACTGAATAACCTGTCAGGGCACTTAGCACCTCTGTGGTCATCATAGAATGATTTATCCATAAGACTTCTTATTAATGATAATTCCATGTTGTTACTCCTTTGGGGTTAAGGTCATTAAATTTTCTATGTCGGTAGGTGTACGATATTTTAAGTCATCTGTCAATCTAATTATTTTAATATCGTGCACATGTCCTCGTAATTCTTTTGCAAATGATAATGTCTTTGGCAAGGCATCAGGGTCAAGTGCTATAATTGCTGTTGAGAATCGTGAGAGATACCTCTTGTGTGACTCTGCCAATGACGTACCCAACACAGCTACCCCAACTAATACATCACTACCTACCACAGATGCACTAACACAATCCTCAACAACAACTGCTACCCTACCATACCCATGAACAAAAGGCAAGTCACTTTTTCCATATCGTTTCCATTTAGGCAATAACTTAGTTACTGACCTACCAACGGCATCAACGATTATATCGTTATGCTCGACAGGAAATACCACTCGCTTGTCCTTGACATCATAGTGTAGATTCAATTTGTCACAATCTAAATCCCACAGTTCGCAGAAGTCCATAACCTCTCGCCTGTAGTTGTGTGACACTACGTACTCAGGCATATCAAAATGCTCTCTATCAAAATCTAATACATCATTTGTGATTGCATCACGTATATCATCTACAGATAAATGCACACGTGTTGAACCTGATATCTTACAGGTTGACTTATAACAGTTCCACAGAAGTTTACCCATATTGTTAGTAGCAGTAAATGTTTTATACCCATTACAGCTAGGGCAAGTAAGTCTTTTACTTTCTCCTACACTTAGTTGTAAATCAGTTACAAAGTTATAAATATTCATTTGTATATCTCACTTATATGTATATATAATATTATTTGCTCGGCACGTTATCTGTGCTTATAGCATAGTTTTTTCGAGTTGTCAATGCATTTTCAGCAGAAGCATACGTATTCTTCATGTAAGGCTTCACACTGTTGGGGTTTGCATGACCTGTGACAGACATAATCTGACCCATAGATACACCTGCTTCTACCATTTCAGTTGTACCTGTCCTACGTAAGTCTGCTATTCGTAGCTCATCAGGAAGTCCACAGAGCTTCATTGTCCTTCTAGCCACTTTGGATAGCCTATGAAGGGAATAAGGCTTGTACGCACCTCTAATCGCAGTTGGGTAAGGTGCGACATAAGACTGAAAGCCATACTCTTCCTTTTGTTGATTAAGCATTTCTAATAAGTCAAGAGAAATCGGTAGGTGTACTACACTTCTTCTCTTAGACTGTTGCAAATTTAACACACTTTTATCGAAATCTATGCTAGAAAACTCTAATGTTCTCATGTCTCCCACTCTCTGACACCATTCATATGCCATTTGCACAATCAATCCTATGTTTCTGTACCTAAATTCACTATAAGAATAGTCAAGAAATTGACAAACCTGTTCTTTTGTCCATACAACTTTCCTAACATGGGTAGCT